CGGACTATTAATTCTGACCGAATTGTTTTCTGATGGATCGCGCATCGTTAATATACCCTGACATTTTATTGGTTGTCATCATCTTCGGACGTTATGAGCATCTTTCGGACTTCTTCGTATAAGACCGTGAGGAGTGCAACCTTGTAGGCGAGAAATCCCATGAGTGTTGCACCATAGTCAAAGTCAAAGGCAAATGGAGCATCATTCCACATAGTTTCAAATATAGCTGTACTTATGGGTACAACGAACTGTGTCTGACGCCACATAAACTCGGAAGGTTTGTCAATATTATCTACACGTCCCGATAGAAGTCCAATATAACCGAGAGATGACGCAACTCCTAGTGCAGAGGATACGCCCTCCTCTGCACCATGTGTAATGAAGTAGACAGATGAAAGCGTTGCACCATACCCCAAAGTTGTTTTATAAATTTTACATTTAAGTTTTTGATATTCTGTCTTTGGTGCGTTTGCGCGGACGATAAAGTTGTGGACTTTCCAAACATTATTCATTAATCATATATGTTAACAAACCTTTATAAAGATTAAAAACTAATCTAAAGCATAAATGAGTCTTTGTGTTAAGAGACTTACCAAAGATGCTATTATTCCAACTCGCGGTTCTGATGCTTCTGTTGGATACGATTTGTATAGCACTGATGAGATTATTATCCCACCTACACATCGTGCCCTGGTTGGGACAAGCGTAGCCATTCTTATGCCAAATGGTGTGTATGGTCGGGTTGCCCCGCGTTCGGGTCTCGCCGTAAAGCATGGGATTCAGGTTGGCGCGGGTGTCGTTGATCCAGATTACACCGGTGAAGTCATGGTTGTTCTATTCAATCATGGAGACAAAGACTTTGAGGTAAAGAAGGGGGATCGCATTGCACAATTGATTCTTGAGAAATGTGAGACACCCAGGGTCGAAGAGATTGGCTTCCTCGAAGAAACGGATAGAGGTTCGGGTGGTTTTGGTTCCACTGGTGCCTAAGTTAGCTCTAATTTTTAATAAAACAAATACAAATATGGATCGTCACCACTTACTTGCCTTGTTGGACAAAATTCAAGAGAAGTATGATATTCAGGATGGAGACTATAAAGAATTTATAGAAGCTATTGGAGGTAAAAAAAGCCCCATAAATATCAAGGAGGGAGATCTAGTAAAAATTAGTTATGATTACATAGACTCCGAGGTGGACTTCAATGAAGAAGAGTTTTTTCCAAAACTTCATGTAACGAGAAAATGTTCTCGTATTTGGAAAATTGCCGCCAACGTGAATGCTTATCATGGTGGGACTTGGATAAGTTACAGCTACATGTATAATTCCGAGATGCATCTGGGCGCGGTGAAAAAAATTGCGAAAGATTATTCGGATGGTAATTTCACAATGATATCATACGACCCCGACGCAGGTAGTAAATGTTGTCTTCGCGTGTATAAAATAGAAGTTATTTAATCTAAATAATAAAAGTCTTCTACGGTTGGCATGAAACGAATATCATGACGCATAGTCATCCACAACTTAGCCTGATTCACAGTTGGATATGACCATAAAATCCATCTATCCCAGTATTCCTGGGAGAACCAATCACTCCAATCTTCCTGTTCACTTTCGTTAATAAAGAGCATACCCCTGTGTATTTTGTCACAATCTGTTTCTTCGCGCAACTCATCAGAAATATTCGCACCCTTACCGATGAGATGTGCGCGCATAAGTTGTGGGTCCTGGTGATTTGTATAATCCTCAACATTTACAGAACCAAAATCAATACATTTCTTGTTGGGTAGGGTCACTCTATACTTATGAGAAAGAGATGGACTTTTGTTTAACACCGCGTGCATATAACTGTATATAATTTTACTTTTTAACCCAAAAAACACAATAAAGATTTAAGTTGATTGGTATGTATGAAGACGTACACATCATCGGATGGCATTAAAATTAGGGTAGGTGAAAACGCAAAAGAAAATGATGATTTGACAATGTCAAGTTACCCAAAAGAATGGTGGTTACACGTGGATGGTGGTCCTGGAGCGCACGTTGTCATATGTCATGAAGAAAACACCATCCCCAAGGAGACGAGGAGAGATGCGGCACTTCTAGCGGTTCATCACAGTAAGGTTAGAAATGTACGGATGATCCCTGTGAATCTCGTCCGTATTGACCAGGTGTTGAAATGCCCGCGGCCGGGACAGGTATATCTATATGGAAAAGTGATGCAACTCTATGTTTTTCCTACTAAGGAGAAAGAACGTCTTGGCAGGTTGTTAAAAAATAGAGGCTAAACATGTCTATTAAAGTATAAGAACGTAAAGAACATAAGATGAACCTTTATAAGAAGGAATTGATAGCCAATCATATCAAACTTGCTTATAAAGTTTCAAATGATGTATACTATAAAGCATTCCCACAAAAACGCGGTATTCATTCGAGAAAAGACTTAAATAGTGTAGGATTACACGCTCTCGTTCGAGCGGCTCAAAAGTTTGAACCGGAGCGGGGTTTAAAATTCACCACATATGCATATCCATGGATTTACTGGAGTTGTCGCAATTCTCTAGAACGAACATCAGTTTATGACGAACTTCATTATTACGACGTTCCTGAATATTACGATAAAGAACCGGACATTCTTTTAGATGATCTTGACGATGTGAGTAGATACATTATTGAAAACTATTATGGTAAGCATCTCACATTGAAGGATATGTCTAAGGAATTGGGTGTAAGCGTGAATAAAGTAGTTTCGTGGCGATCAAAGGCGCTTCTCAATTTAAGTAGCCCTCTACAAGGCGAGGATTAGCTTCCGAAGGCAACTCCGGCCATGCCCTCCTTAATACGGAGAACGTTGTAATTTAACGCATAAACTCGGTGAAGTGTGTTTCCACCGACTGGGCCGGTAATAGACATTTTTGCGTTATCGATGCGGCTGAAATTTAGTGTCCCGGTGGGTTGCGTTTTACTCATAGTGAGACAGAATGGCCAGGTAAATGTTGGAAGATCGTCAAGGATGTTGTCTGGGAGATCTGTGCAGTGCATTTCTGGCACCACGTTGTGGTGATAGACGTTGGATGTTTCTTCAAAAAGAGCGACACCATTGATGTAAAGGGAAGACTTTTCGAAAGTGAATTCACTGTCCCAGTTATTTCCGGTAGCCTTACCAGACACAAGGTGAAGAGATTTCACTGGGTGGTTGAAATAACTTAAATCAAGATCAGTGTCCGTGGAGGTTGCTGGTTGATATTGGGTTTGGGTAATCAACAATTCGTGTTCGCGATCGGTAAACCACGCACGTTCGTCTGTATCGAGATATATATAATTCGCGTAAACCTTTGGTTGGGTTACTGGTGCCAGACCATCCCGGCACTTGATCCGTATTTCGACGTCATGGTATTGAAGGGCTACCAATGGGAGGGCCTTGGTCCAATCTTCACCAAAGAAGAATGGAATCATGAAATAATCCCCCGAGTGATTTTGCTTCAAGACGTTGGTAGTTGCTGCACAAGAAGCCTTGGCGCTATTGTCTCGCAAGAGTGGATTGTGAACACCCTGGATGAAGAGGGAGTCGAGTTCGGTAACCTTCTGGCCACCGACCCAGAGTTGGAAGACTGTTGGGTTAGAGGCACCGGCAGAGAAAAAGCCTGTGGTATTTGTAGCGACATTGGAAATGCTTTTGTTTTCAACCCACACATAGCTCAAAAGATCACCCTTGGAGCGAATTGGAATAGTAACTTCATTACCGGAACCAAACGTACCAATGTAATCCATACGCTCTGGCTTCATTGCGAAATTTGTGTGTCGTTTATAGTTTTGTCGGTAGAAACTGACCTCGGGCTGACCAGTGATGTATGCATCCTGAGCACCTTTACTTACAAGGTCAATCAAGGCGGCTGACATTTTTACTAATATACCATATTAAAATTTTGGCTCGATATTTCCACAACAAGAAAATGGTATTATTTCAGGCACTGACATGGGAGTCACGTGATACCGAAGACGAACATCTTATCAGTATATTTGGTAAGACTGATGAAGGAAAATCCGTATGCCTCACAACTGCGTTCACACCTTATTTTTTTATAAAACTTCCGGATAAAATTGATGCTGGAAAAATTCGTAGAATTTATAACATTCTCGATGAAAAGTGTAAAGATTCCTTGATTGCATATTCCATAATGAAATCAAAAGATGTTTGGGGTTTTCAAAACAACGAAGAGTTTGCGTTTATGAAAATCAATTTCAAACATCTTCAGGCTCGGCGCCTCGTGGATTCATTTTTAAGGAAGCCACTTGATAGAACGTCACCGGAACTTTTCAATATTTTTGGTGTGAGAACTGTAAAAGTATATGAAGCAAACCTCGACCCAGTACTACGCCTGATGCATAGAACTGGAATCCAATCTACTGGGTGGCTGGATACTGGGGATAAGTGTATTCGTTCACACATCGCCCGAGTTGACCTTGATCTCTTCTGTAACGACTGGACAACACTCAAACCTGTTGCAAGAGATGATATCGCTCCATTTGTTGTGGCTTCTGTAGATATTGAATGTAATAGTTCTACAGGTAAATTCCCTGATGCAACCGTTGCTGGAGACGCGTGCTTTCAAATAGCAATCTCCCTGTGTAAATTTGGTTCTGATGAACCATATGACAAGACGTGTTTCTGCTATAAGAAGACGGATCCCAACCTGGAAGGTTCTACAATTTTGAGCTACGAAACCGAGAGGGAAATGCTGCATGCATTCCAAAAATACCTCCATAAAAAGGATGTTGATATCATCACTGGTTGGAATATATTTGGTTTTGATATGGAGTATATATACAGACGTGCGCAGATCAATATGTGTCACCCAGAGTTCTTCAATATGGGTAAACTGAAAGACACGGAGTCGGAACTTGTCATTAAGAAACTCTCGTCAAGTGCTTTGGGGGACAATCTCCTGAAGTTACTTCCAATGTCGGGGCGCTTCATTTTTGATATGTTCCATGAAGTAAAAAAGGGCTATAAATTGGATAGCTATAAGTTGGACAATGTATCCAAGTTGTATTTGGGGGACCAAAAAATTGATATGGCACCAAAGGAGATGTTTGCGCGCTACAGAGAGGAAGATCCTGTAAAGTTGCGCGAGGTTGCGGAATACTGTATTAAGGATACACTTCTTCCACATCGCCTGATGAAAAAGCTCTGTACTCTTCTGAATATGATAGAAATGGCGAAAGCAACGTGGGTACCAGCAAATTTCCTTGTGGAGAGAGGGCAGCAGATTAAAGTATTCAGTCAACTCACGAAGAAGGCGAGAGAATTGGGATTCATGGTTCCAACAATTCGCTGGGGATCCATCCCCGAAGAACCGTATGAGGGAGCTACAGTTCTTGAAGCGCAAAAAGGTGCGTATTATACTCCAATTACTGCTCTTGACTTCGAGGCGCTGTATCCGAGTATCATGATGGCTGATAACTTATGCTACTCATCCTGGGTCATGGATGATAAGAAGTATGGTGCAATTCCCGGAATCACATATGAAACTTTCAATGTTGGCAACCGAACCTATAAGTTTGCACAGGGTGTGCCGACTCTATTACCGGAAATTCTCCGAGAATTGAAAACGTTCCGTAAACAAGCCAAAAGGGATATGGCTGCGGCTACTGGTTTTGCGAAGGAGGTGTATAACGGTAAGCAGCTGGCCTACAAAATTTCTATGAATTCTGTGTATGGATTTACAGGCGCTGGGAAGGGTATCCTTCCTTGTGTCCCTATTGCTTCTACAACGACATGCAGGGGGCGTGAGATGATTGAACAAACGAAGGCTTACGTTGAAAAGAACTTCCCGGGGTCAAAAGTACGGTATGGAGATACCGATAGTGTAATGGTTGAATTTGATGTTGGGGATCGTAAAGACGAAGAAGCTGTTGCCTATAGTTGGGAAGTTGGTGAGAGAGCTGCAGAAGAATGTAGCGCTCTGTTTAAAAAACCGAATAATCTTGAGCTAGAGAAGGTATATTGGCCGTATTTCCTCTACAGTAAAAAGCGATACGCTGCTAAATTATGGACAAAGGGCAAGGATGATAAAATGCATATGGATTATATCGATGTGAAGGGTCTCCAGGTTGTTCGGCGTGATAATACACCCCATTTGCGGGAGTGTTGTAAGGAACTCTTAGATGTAGTTCTCACGTCAAGTAACCCCGGTCCACCAAAGGAGTTGGCCAGAGAGAGGGCAATTGAACTCCTGTCGGGCGACGTTCCCAATCACAAGCTTATATTGAGCCAAAGTCTTTCGGATAGTTATAAAGTCGGTGGTAAGAATGTGTCTATAACTGCATATGACGGGGAAGCGAAAAGATTCTTGAGTGAGGATATCAATCAATCTCATGTTCAGGTTTTTAATAAAATGCGCCAAAGAAAGCCTGGGTCAGAACCACAGTCGGGGGATCGTGTACCGTACCTAATTACGAAGACCCAAGACCCCAAAGCCAAGGCGTTTGAAAAATCTGAAGACCCAAAATACGTTGAAGAGAATAACATACCAGTTGACTATCATTACTATTTTCTTAACAAATTCTTGAAACCTATTTGCGATCTTCTTGATCCGTTATATGAGAACGCTAAGGACGAAATATTTGGGGAGATTATCAACAAACACAAACCACCAAAACCAAAGCGTGAGCCCGCTCTTAGTACTATGAAGAAGGCTGATCTTGTCGCGGAATGTCAGCGTCTTGGTCTTGAGGACACAGGAACCCTGGTAATCTTGCGAGGACGCCTTAAGGATGCGAGATTGGCAAAACAGGGATCCGTTGAAGATCTATTTAAAAACTACGAACTATCACAGAGTAAGGATGAGTCTACATGAAAAAATTACAAAGATTGTTGAGGAGGAACTGGAAGATAGAGTAAATGCAATCCTCAATGAATATGCTGTGAAAATTTCAAAAAAACATGCGATACCATTGGAACATTTGTTGAAGGATATCCCCACTTCATTTGTGAGTACGATATGTAAAGGGACAAAGTCTAACGGTCAACGGTGCACTTTTAGGGCGCTTTTCAATGGCTATTGTCGTCATCACAAATCTCAGGGTGAACGGATATGTCCACGTGTAATGTCAAGTTCTAATCTACATAACCATGGCCCGGATCAGATGTTTGTAAAGGGGTGTCCAGGGTGCGAATCCTCAAAGGAGCTTATAGATTTGAATCCTATCATTTATTAATGAACAAGAGTGATATTCTACTAAATTCCATAAACGATTTTTACACCAATGAAAAGAATAGAACCAAACTACTGACAATTTTAGATAAAACGAGCGGCATTTCTTTGCGTAATTTAGAGTGGTTTATTACCAACTATTCCAAAAAGCATCACACGTCTTACACAACAAGTGATGGCAAGCTTTTCACTGTACATTGTGCTTATAAATCAAGTCTTGACGGCTATAGCAAGAAATTATTCGACCCATTTTGCCGTTCCGAGAAGTTTTCTTACGCCATACCTGGGTCATCTCATGAAATTCAAACGACTTTGGCACAATTAAATTTCATCAAATGGTGTATCAAAAACAACATCATTGATTATATCAAAGAGAACAAGGTTGACTTATTTAGTAAGCAAACGACATAAACCCGTTGTCAAATATCATTGTTTGATATCCGGTATAGTACATATGTAATGTATATTTGTCTTGGTTTATATTTACAAGCGATGTATCCAGTTCAAGTTCTATAGCTGTTTTATCAGATTTTATACCACTGAAATCCAAATTCCCCGATGGTTCCACATTCACCGGATTCATCGAGAAACTGTAAGTGTATATATTTCTAATAGGCCTTGATAATCTTTTTTGAGATGGGATGAGATACTTGTAATAGTTGTGACCGGTGTCTGAAACATTTGGCATTTTATTACCGTTAATGTAAAAACTCCCAGACTTCATTACTGGTGAGAAAAATGTATATGTCTGGTCAAAGTTTACATTCGAAGAAAAGTTGAACCGATTGTGTATCAAATATTCACCGTCTTCAGATGGAACGGGATTACCCGTTGCAACATCCTCATCCTCAAACTTTGTATTTCTTAAAAACCAGTGAATGCATTTAACTGGGATATTTGGCACAAGATTATTTCGTATTATACTTTTACCTTCATCGCTCTCAGTAGTTGGGTGTTTACGAACAAAGTCTGTAATAATTGTCTGTCTTTCTTTCATCATGTAGATGCGCTCGTCACCGGTAACGGTGATTTCTTCCGTGATGATATCAAAAAATGGCAGTTCAAGTGTATTTGACGTATCTGTAAAAAATGTTTGCTTATGAAATTCAAATTCGAACTCAATCTTTTGTTTGTATACGGCACATAATGGAAAATATGGTCTATTTGGACTGTTCGAACTATACTCATCGGATGAATATTTTCTCGTAAAGAAGAATTGTAATGGTATCACAAGATCAGATTCAAACTTTGCATAGCTAGGTAAAGATTCCGAAGCATCAAAGCCAAGGTTTCTATTTACAAGAAATCTATTCGCTACTTTTTCTGACGTTTCCAGATAAAGCTCGTCGTAAATAATCCCCCAATCATCATGAATTTTCTCAACCTCAATATCATCAACAAACATTGTCACACTCTTGAGAATATGCCTTCCCAATTGGTCCGCATAATTTTCACTTGTATTGGTGTTTAATGCGGGCATTTTTATACTCAAGTACATATTACTCAAGAGATCCCCCATATTTTTGGGCTCAAATTTAACTTTTACTGACTGCGCAAAGGGCCAATTTTGTACCTGACCAGGATTTAACACGCGCTTACTTCGATGATACTTTCTAAAATCTGTATGTCTTTTATTTTCTGTGTAATTAAAGAATGACTCTTCTGGATCTTTGGAAAGTAAGAAGGTGTCTTGCTTCCCAATAGCTTTAAGCGAAATTTTCGCAGCTTCGCCCATACTTATCTAATGTCTACATATTTTTAATATCCATTTTCCACATATCAATGTGAGAGGTATTTTTCATAATTTCAAGTTCCTCCCTTGCTTGCTTTGATTCTCTAAGAAGTTCTCGTACACATTCTTCCGTGTATTGGACGGTCTTGATGTTGAGGAGATAGTCATATGTACCGTTTATTTTAGGAAAGATACCACCCAATTGTCTCTCAAGGTCATCCTTCTTTCTCTTGAATACAATAATTTGTCCCTCAATGACCATCGTCACGAACTTTGATTTGTACCCACACATCCTTGACCTAACTTCAAGTACCTTGATAAGATGTTCTTTTCTCTTCTTGTAGTGTTCAATACGGAGATCCACAAAGTCTTTTAGGATTTCTTCGGGACTTGAGTACTTATATATACCCTTGACTGGATGAAAAAGGTGCATATTTGAGGTATGGAAACTCTTTCTCAGCTTGAGATCTTTTAAGATATCCTTTCCCGTGTATCCCATAATTTCAAAGTCAACGTTTTCCGTTGTTGAATTGTTTGTGAACCCCGAAATGATTTTCTTATCTACAAGAGTTTCTAAGTACTCCTTGTAATCTTGAGTCCAGCGCCCCGGCGGAAGTTCTGTAATTTTGAGTCGCGACCCCGTGTCTCGCCACACACCCTCTGTAATCCATGTACCATTTTCTTTGAAAATTTTACCCTTAAAACCTCGGAACCAAGGACTCATTTCCTTGAATGACTGTCCATTCAGAGCCCTTTGGATATTCTCTTTGATATCTTTGGGATTGAATGGTGGGACATAGCAACTGAAACCCGTGCCAATGCCCTCCGTGCCGTTTACAAGCACCATTGGGAGAGTTGGCATGTAGAAGTCTGGTTCGATTGATCTTCCATCGTCGTCAAGGTAATTAAGTATGGGGTCGTCCCGTGGATCAAAGATCTTACGAGCCTCTTTGGTCAACCTTGTGAAAATATACCTTGTTTGAGATGCATCCTTACCACCCATGAGACGCGTACCAAACTGGCCACATGGTTCAAGAAGATTGATATTATTTGAACCGGTATAATCATTTGCCAATTTGACAATTGTATCCGCGAGGGATACCTCACCGTGGTGATACGCAGACTTTTCCGCAACATATGCAGCCAATTGCGCCACTTTCATTTCATCCCTGAGATTCTTATGAAAGCATGCATACATTACCTTTCTTTGTGAAGGTTTGAGACCATCTGCCATATGAGCAATGGAGCGCTTCAGGTCTGCTAAACTGAAATTGACCAGGTCCTTCCGGATAAAATGGGTAATGCTCAGATTCCTGATAGATCCATATGGAACTTCCAACTCTTTGGGGTTCTTTGCGGTACTTTCCAAAAGCCAGGACTTTCTATCATCAGCCTTCTTCTTGTCAAAGGCGAGAACGACGGACCTATCCGTCATAATATCCATGTCAAACTTTACTGTCAAATCCTGAATTTTCTTGAAATATTCGCGTGCCTCGGCAGAGGTTGATGTACCAAGACCCTTGTAGTATTTGATTTTCCAGCCAGATTGTCCATTACCATACCATTCTCTGAAAGAGGAGTCTGTATAGAATGATTTTGACTGACCTCCCTTACTCGCTTTGATGATTGGCGTCACCATAGACACAACAAATCCCAGCTTGAGAAGCGATGGCCAAAAGTAATGAATCATATTGAGAATCAGACCCTTGATATGCGACCCGTCATTATCGGCGTCCGTCATAATCATAAGACGACCATATCGAAGTTCTGAAACATCCTGATAGTCCCGACCTTGTTGAAGACCTAAAATCTTTTTGAGATCATTAAACTCCTGGTTTGATGTAAGCTGTGCTACAGACGCGTCGCGAACATTCTTACATTTCCCACGGAGGGGGAACACACCATAATGATCTCTCCCAACTATAGAAAGACCTGCAACTGCAAGGGTTTTTGCTGAATCACCCTCTGTGACAATAAGAGTGCATTTCCCAGATTGCGCCGTACCCGCCTTGTTTGCGTCGTCCAGCTTGGGAATACCGGTAATTTTGGACTTGCGTGCGCCATCGGTCTTCTTGAGTTCCCTCATCTCCTTAAACTTTGAAAGTGCTGTAAGTTCATCTTGAATACCCGTCTTTAGGGCATTCTTCACGAAGTTTTTAGGTGGTTCGAACTTACTTCCAAAGTCCTGTACCTTTGAGGTACACTCCGACTTTACCTGACTTGAGAAAGTTGGATTCTCAAGGGTCGCCTTCACAAAGATGTTAAAAGTATTCTTCACCTGTTGAGGTTTCAACTTGATTTTCTTTGCCATCTCATCGATAATACCCGACGCAATGTAAGATGCTACATGATCCACGTGCGTTCCACCCTTCGTTGTAGATATACCATTCACAAAAGACACTTGTTCGAGGCCATTCTCCGATGGGCCGATACACGCTGACCAACGATCGGTTGTCACAGAACACACATTTGTCACACCTTCATGCATCTTGGCATATGCCTCAAAGGAAGTTTTAGGGAGGGCTTCCCCCTGAAACTTAACCTTACAATTGGACGTTGTACAAATGTTCGCATCCCACACCCTTTTTTCGAATATTTTATAGATTGCGGCATCCATATTCTTCATACCAAACCTTCTCCAATCAGGAATAAAAGTAATTGAAACTGAAGAAGTTGAGGCAGAATGCTTCTTAATTTTTGGTGGGTGACACACCGTCATATTGTTGTTCCATTTTTGTGTATAACACTGCTTTGTCTCTCCATCTTTGATCACAATTGAAAATTCCGATGAGTAAATATTGGTCAATTTTGCACCGTACCCGTTTCGGCCACCGACAATTCGCTTTTTTGTGTCGTCGTAATTTGTACTTGTAAGAAGATGACCAAAGGTGAGTTCAGGATTCCAAATACCCTCTTTTTCATGCATACGCACACCTATGCCACCGAGAGGTCCGTTATTCTCAATGGTAACAGTACCAGCCTCCTTGTCTATATTCACCGAAATACTCGTGACATTCTTTGGATGTACAGAATTTCGATCAATTGCGTTGACAAGAATCTCATCAAATATTTTGAGTAAAGCTGGGGAATAGTTGACACTTTTCTTCTTGAATTTATTATCGGTTTTATGATGAATCCAGTATGACTCGGAACCCAACTCTACCGGCCCGACGTATGAGTCGGGTCTCTTAAGGACGTGTTCAATGTGAGTAAGTTTTTGAATACTCTCACCCATCCTTCTTTAATTTTGAACGTCTCAATTCTTTACTTAGGTTTATTCTCCTCCAGAATCAAATAAAAGTTTTCAATCCAGGATTGTAATTCATCTCTCGTAATGGCGAATGTTTTAGGTCTAACAAACTTAACTGCCCCAATTTGCCGGAGAGAATCTATCCGCGGATTGTATTTTATGGGTGGATTCATGTAACAACATTTACACACGCGTAAACCCCTCAGGTTGTGTTCATTATTAAGTTCAAATGGTGGAGCTGTCTGACGAAGGTATATATCAAATAAACGAAGTTCCCAGGATCTCACAGATCTATAGTATGGACTGAGAGGTGCCAGACAAAAGTGACATAAATATTTCCATTTTATTTTCATGCTTATAAATAGAAGATGGCTTATCTTTATCTGATAGCTATAATTTTTGTACTTTATCTTATGATGAAAAATAAGACTAGGGGTATCAACAAGGCTATTGAAAAACTCGTGAGACAGTCAGCCCGTTATGCCGTAGCTGCTCAACAGGACGAGTCACCGGTTATAGCTATACTCCACGCCAACTATGCGTCGGCCTATTTCTACGCCCTCAAGGAGTTTGCTACCGATTCACAAATCCATAACGCGACTGGTATCGATGTTAGAAAGTTTAAGGAGCATATAACAAATGTTCAAGATATGGTAACCAAGAAAACCTCTGCAAAGTGTCCAGAATTTGTTGGTGAAGTTGATGTTTATCTGGCCGAAATTGGCGGAGAAGCTTAAAATAGAGAGGACATAACATTCCATGGATGATTATGTTGTTGTTATACAACCAAATGAACACATTATTTTAGGTGTAAACGATGACCGCGTGAAACCCGAAACTGAAACTATAATACAAATTACGGAAACTACGCGCGCTTCGGATCCTACCGTAAAAACCCTTGTGATGACCATCATCGGCACAGCGTTGTTTATCATGATTGGAATCATGTATATCATCTTAATAACCTAAGTCGTCTTCAAAACACCAAATATCCAATTTAAGAATGGAAGTCATCCGTGATTCTATGTGGTCTACCTGCCTCGCCAATGCGGTAAAAATGTACCGCCTTCGCGAGCCAAATGAAAGGTGTTATAAGTTAGCAGATGCAACCTGGAGATGTAAGATGGCATATGTGAAACATGAAAATACAAGAAAAAATTCTTCAGTTATCGTTCTTGATGCGCCACCCAAGGAAAATGTACCCGAACAGCGCACATCACATAAAATTTGTGCCGCAACGACAATGTCTGGTAAGCCCTGTCGCTTCAAGGCTGTGTGTGGTGACTATTGTCGCAAGCATCAGGTTACCTCGTCAAAAATTGGTGAGAAAGTGGATGTGAGTGACCTTCTCAGCAAATTAGACGGAATTAAAATCCAATAGTATTGTAAACAGTATGTTAGATCAGGATACTCTCAGACCCGTGGTAATAGCGATGGCCCTCTACCTCGCCCTCGCAATTCTTACTCCCCGTATTATTAAGAAGCCAACCGGTGTGAAATTTATCGATGAAATTGTTATGTCCTTTATTGCACAAAGAGGTTCATTGATGAGTGGAACTATTATTATTGGTCTCGTTGTTCTCGGTACCAATTACATTGAGGATGAATTCTTGTAAGATGTTATCCTTGCAAACTAATTTTTTTGTGTGTTCGTGATTCATATACCTAAGCCTCTTAGTATATACATCCTTCATGAATTCCAAGAGTTGGTTGGGGTTTGGTTTACCCCAAGTCATACCCCGTTTGAAGAGGAAATCATCCTGTTCCAACTCTTGAAGTTCACAATCAATTGTATATGGCGTCTTTACATATTCAGGAGATCCACCATAATTTGTGATGATTACAGGTTTGTCTCTTAATGCCGCCTCTACCGGGCCCATACCAACACCTTCAGACTTTGAAAAACTCACATAACAGTCGCAGCGGTTGTGGAGTTTATCCATTTCTTCGTCTGAGATGAGTCCGTTGATAATTTCAACATTTGGAAGTTTAATTTCAACATTTGAGTTACAGGTCGCTTTCACAACCAACCGTGTATCCGGCCTATTTAGACGCACAAACGCCTCCAATATTCCATGGAAATTTTTTCTATCGTCCATTATATTTCCAATATGGTAAAATACATATGGTGTTGATGGCGGTGGAATATGCGCATGAATGATGTAAAACTCGTTATCTGGGAATTGCCTGGATAGAACTCTTTTACAGAATTCACTTGGAACCGCAACCCTTTTTGTCTCCTTCATGATGAGACCGTAGTCTTCATGCACAGTCTCCGTTTCACACACGGTCATGATTGCTAGATTATTAATTCTAGACCTCGCATAATGTATATAATCTATATGTGGTTTGATTGGTAACATGAAAAGAAGTCCATGTTCACCTTCCGGAATCCTGGTACCTATCTGGTGATATGTAGATTTGTCAAATACTTTTGTGTATTTGTATGCATGTTGACCTATTCCACTATTGAGTGGTCCCCCAATTATGATCATCTAGTATAAAGAATAATGTTGCTTTTATATATATTAATATGAATCCAACGCTTCTACGCAAAGAGATTGAAGATGAAATGCAACGAACGCGTCTTGATAAGACCCGTCTTTACGAGCTTCTTCTGAAGATTGTTGATTCCGGTGCGGGTGGTGGAGGTTCTCAGGGCCCAGCCGGACCCGCCGGACCAGCCGGACCAGCCGGACCAGCCGGACCAGCCGGACCCGCGTGTGACTGCAAGAAGGAATCGTCTACCGCGGCTCCAAAGAAAACCGCCGCTAAAAAGACGACCACTAAGAAGGCTACCACCGCCAAAAAGACGGCGGAGGCCTAGTCAAAAAATAGATAAAATCAATATATCCTCACATTTACTCAGGCAGTTCAAAATCTGTGTTAGTAAATCGTCATATTTATCGCATTACCGGAGGAGAGGGGGTCGAACGATTCACAGACCAGATGAAACCACCAAAAATGGTTACCAATACACATAAAAGTAATCCAAATGGATACTTCTTTTTTGGTTCTTCGGGCGGGTTATCGGGCAAACGACGTATATTTTGGTTGAGTGAATCCATTTTCACAAGCAATTTCTGCAATAGTTGTAACATTTGTTGTTCTTTGTCTCTCGGTTTTTCTTTTACATTTACCGTCGCAATTTCAAGGATCATATACCATTTAGATTCGGGGTTTAGTGTAACATAATCCCCATCATCCTGTTCTTCATATATTTTGAAGTTTAATTTCTTTATAGACATGGGATTGA